GAAGAGGCTCACCAACATATTCGTCACCTTCAGCAACTTCACGGTTCAGAAGTCGTATATGATTTGGACAAGCAAGGTTTCCGTTCATACAACTGGAAAACTTCTTCTGACTCTTCAAATTCCGAAGAAACTGTACTAATCAGTTTGTAAACCTAGCGGTTTTGTAAGTTTCCGCAAAAAACTTTCACTTTTTACTTGACAATTTGATAAAAATATGATATAATATATATATGAGAAGTGAAACTCCAAAACATTCACAAAGAGGTTATGACTTGGTCCGGGATAAAAAGTCAAAAACAATTTAAGACATTTCAATTATTAGGAGGAAACATGTCAAATTCAAACGTAACAATCTTTAACGGTACTTTCCGTAAACTTAATGGAGAAACACGAACAATGCGATTCATTCGTAAATCAGATCTCCCCGCTTCAATGGTAAATGAAGCAACTATTTCTAACCTTGAGTCTAAGACACACAGTGAAGTTGTCTATGATGTAGATAAGCGCGGTTTCCGCCAGTTCAACTGGAAAACAGCCGAAGGCGAAGTAACTGAAACTCAAAGCACATTTAACTTCTAAACACTCCTTGTGGTTATGACGGTTTTAGGGGATATTTCCGAAAAAAAATTCCCCCTGTTTTCTTGACAGTATCAAGATAATATGTTATAATAATAATGGGAGCAAGATTAAAACTCTGCTTACCTTAGTCTGAGAAGACAAAAAACATCGCCTAACTAACGGAGAAATCAACATGGCACTTAATATAGAAGCAATGAGACAAAAACTTGCGAACTCACAAAACAAGAATGCAGGAAAAAACAGCGGCACAAAGTGGCGACCATCAGAAGGAGATCAAACAATTCGAATCCTTCCAACCAAAGATGGAGACCCGTTCAAGGAATTTCACTTCCACTATAATGTAGGAAAGAATCCTGGAATTCTGTGTCCAAAGAAGAACTACGGCGAGCACTGCCCTATTTGCGACTTTGCCTCCCAACTCTGGCGAGATGGTGTAGATAACAATGACGATCAATCTAAAAATGCTGCGAAGAAGTTATTCGCTCGAAAGCGTTACTATTCTCCAGTCCTTATCCGAGGCTCTGAAGCCGATGGTGTAAAGATCTGGGCTTATGGTAAGACTGCTTATGAGACACTTCTTGGATATGTACTTGACCCTGATTATGGTGATATTACAGCATCCGAAACTGGGACCGATATTGTATTGAATTACACTGTTCCTGGTACTCCCGGGTCTTTCCCAAAGACTCAACTCAAACCTCGTCGCCGTCCCTCCGTACTGTGTGACGAAGCAATCGCTGACTGCGATGCTCTTTTGGATAGTGTTCCTGATATAGAAGCACAATTTGATCGAAAATCTTCGGAAGATATTCAAGCCATTCTGGATGATTATCTCTCTACGGATTCCTCCTCCGAAATGTCCTCCTCAGAAACTGCTAAGTACGGCAGTTCCGTAGATAAGAAGATTAATGACTTTCTAAGTTAGTGATTGCTTTCGTTATGCCCCCCGCGAATTAAAATAATGGTGGGGCATTTTTTTTAAACAAAAATGAGAAAAAAACTCTAAATTGATAGACTGAAATTGGTAGCCGTAAACTGCCTAGTCCATGGACAAAAATATTTACCGGTTCTGTTCTAGCCGCTAAAAAAAGAGCAATATTTTCAACACCGGAGTAAAACATGAAAATCTTAAACAAACTTACAGCTGAAGAGCTGGCTATCGAAGAAGCTATAGCCCATGGGCACAACAACCCAAAGAACTGCGAAAAACACATGCATGTTCTAAGTGATAGAGAGATCATTTCTTTCGAAAGTAATATGCGAATCAACCAGTTGGTTGAGGATAATGTTAGAGTCGATAGTATTGATCCTAAGTATAATTCGCAACACCTCTGGCCTCTTTTAGAAAGGTATAAAAAACAATATCCTACTACTAATGGTTTGGTAAATCCAATTCTTGTAGAAGAGATGGAAGGAGAGGAATACCGAATCATCAGCGGTCATAATCGAAAGTGGACTTTTGATAGACTTATGAAACAGAAAAGTATACCATGCTTTGTTGTATCAAAAGCTTCTTCTCCGCTAGTGGCTTTATCCACCAGCATCAAAGTAAATCAAAGAAGCCCTCATGAACCACGACGTGCAACTATAGCCTCAGTGGTCAAGAGCTTAAAAGAGTGGAGGTCTCTCGGCGGCTTTGGAGATATTCCTGTAAACAAGTCTAAATCTAAAGTTGATGCTTGGATGGATGATCATTTTCCGAATCAATTTTTGGGAAAAAAAGAGAGAACTAGGATTTTTAATTCCTATAAAGGCTCTATTAACAGGCAACATAGTATATATGAAACTTGGGACTCTTCATATGAAGATTCCATCTTAGCTAATTTTCATTATCCATCCAGATATTCGGTAACTCCAAAGGGAAAAACGAAAATTTTATCTGGCTTGAATTATATAGACTCAAACAAAAAGTGTTTTGTTCTATTTGTATCCAGTGTTGGTGGGCATATTCACGACACTTTGTTTAGAACTTTAATGAGGTATCATAGTGAACCTACATTTAAAAAGCGTTTAGGTGGTTTTAAGTTTCACTTTATTGTGAAAATAGATAAACCTTCTAATGTAGAAACTGAATTGCTTATTGAACAAGAAAATTATCTAAACATTATTAAGAATTACAATAATGTTATGAAGTCTTCTGGTATGATTGTGGAAAAAGTAATTTTTCCCGCTCGATTGAAAAATCAAAATAAGAGTCATAAAAGTTACTCTTGGGAAAAAAATCCTACAACAAAGAAAATGGATTTTATGTAAACAAATAGCCATGGAGCAGGGCTTAAACTGCTCCACTTATTATGGAGAAACCAAATGACAAAAGCAGGCAAAATTGACCTCAAAGCAATGCAGAAACTTGTAAATAAAAAGACTGGATTGAATGTCGCTCACAACCTAAACGAAAATAACCCCACTATTGTGAAACAGTGGATTCCAACAGGCTCTCGTTGGCTTGACTCTATTATTTGTAGAGGAAAGTATGCGGGAATCCCAGTAGGAAAAATAACTGAGATTGCTGGACTATCCGGCGCAGGGAAGTCATTTATGGCTGCTCAAATAGCCGGCAACGCTCAGAAGATGGGACTCTTCCCTGTCTATTTTGATGCAGAATCTGCAATCGACCCAATGTTCCTAGAACAAGCAGGTATTGATACAGAAAACTTGATGTATATTCAAGCAGTATCCGTTGAGAAAGTATTGGAGACAATTGAAACTCTTATAGAGCAATATGAAGAACATCAGTTCTTATTTATTTGGGATTCAATTGCGGCAACAAGTTCGGAAAAAGAACTTGAATCCGACTTCAATCCTCAATCAACAATGTCCGTCAAGCCAAGAATCTTTGGCAAGGCATTTCCCAAGCTAACTATTCCTCTGGCTGACGGGCAACATACTTTACTTCTAATTAATCAGTTGAAGACCAACATTAACACACAGAACCCAATGGCTGCTCTTGTAGAGCCGTGGATCGCTCCCGGCGGCAAGGCTATTGGATACTTCTGCTCTTTACGTATCTGGCTTACAAAACGAAAGTCTAAAGCCTCATTCGTACAAGATAATGTAGGACTTCGTATTGGCTCAGAAGTAAAGTGTAAACTTGAGAAGTCTCGTTTCGGGACAGAGGGAAGAGAATGTACTTTTAAAATTCTTTGGGCTGGTGAGTCTGCTATTCAAGATGAACAATCTTGGCTGACGGCTCTCAAGGCTTCAAAGACAAAGCGATTAAAACTTTCCGGTGCTTGGTATTCTTTGGTCCATAGTGATGGTAAAGAAACAAAGTTCCAAGCAAAGCAATGGTTAATAAAACTCGGAGATCCGGTATTTAAACAAACTGTTATAGATATCATGGACGAAGAGATTGTTAAAAAGTTCCATGCGGAAGGTAAAAATTTTGGTGTGAGTGAAAGCGACTAGTTTATTGTTTTCATGTTTTCTCCGGCGGTAGGTTTTGGTTGACCTACCGCCTTTTTTTTATCCTTTTTACTTGACAAATTGATGGTAATATGGTATAATATAGTATGGAGGAAATATGAAAAAAGATAAATTATGGCTATTGATTGATAGCACACACAGAAAATTATTAAGAGCGAGGCTTTGGACAACATCGCTTGATTCTTATAAACAGGACATTGAAAAAGCAATAAAAGCATTAGAAGAAGCATTAAAAAAACTTGAGGAGGAAATGTGAAAGCACTATACGCAATACTATTATTTGTAGCAGCACAGATATTGGCTTGGTTTCAATCAAACTCTGGAATCATCGGAGAGCCCTTTAAATCAAACTATGTTCTGATTGCTTTTATATTCGGACCTATTGTATCGCTAATGTTTGCAAACGCAACAATTATGCTGTACGAAACTATGCCCTTGTGGTCTATCAGGTTCGTAACATTCGCAATAGGATACTTAATATTCATACCATTAACTTGGTATTTCTTGGGAGAAGAA